TGAAAGGTGCAAGAAACAAATCAGTAAAGAATAGAATTACAAGACTTGAATCTGTTCTTGTTGCAAGATACGATAGAGATAAAAGAGAAAAAGAACGTCTTGATAAACAAGCTGAGGGTTAATGTTAGTCAAACAAGAAACATTAATTGTTACAGAAACAATTACTGATGGTGGACTACTAAACCAACATTTAGAAAAAGATATTCGTGATGCTGGTTATGGTAGTAAACTAACAACTGCAAATTGTTATCGCACTCGTTGGGATATGCAGAAAACAAGTGATGCTTTTGCATTGCTTGGACAAGGTGCAATATCAGTTGCAAAACGATACTACACTAATGAGTGTGATGAGAATGGTAATCCTAAAGACTATGACCTTAGAGTATCAGAGTCTTGGGGGTTGATATATAACAAAGGAGATGTAACTGGAGTACATCAACATTGGCCTTCACTATGGTCATATACTTACTGTGTAAGTGGTTGTAAGAATTGTTCTCCACTTGTGTTTCCTACTGTAGTAGGTGATAATAAAATATATCCAGAGGTTGGACAACTTATACTATTTCCAGGCTGGGTAAATCACGAAGTACCAGAACAAAAGTGTGACCACGAAAGAATCATGGTCGCTGGTAATATAATGTGGGATGATTGGAAATGAATGAGAACTATATAAGAATATATCAAAATGCAGTACCAGACATATTCTGTGATAAGTTGATAGAGCAGTTTGAAAACAATCCATCACAATGGTTAAAACAAGATAGAAAGAATCCAGATAGAAACTTTCAGATGTTATTTAATCAAATTCATGTTATGGAGCATGACTTATGGAAAGATGATGTCAAATACATGATGGACATTTTTCAAATGTATCTAAGAAAGTATAAAGAAGATTGTAATATTATAGAGAACCAATGGCCATTAAAACATGGATTTGAATCAATACGAATGAAACGATATTTACCTAATGGTAAAGAGTTTTTTAGTCCTCATGTTGATGTTACTGACTATGCAACTGCAAGACGATTCTTAGTATTCTTTTTGTACTTAGATAATAATGATGCTGGACAAACATCATTTCCATTTTTAGAACTCGGTAGTGAATGTAAGAAAGGTTCACTACTCATGTTTCCACCAATGTGGCCATGGCTTCATGCTGGGGAAAAACCAATAGATAAACCAAAATACATAATAGGGAGTTATTTACACTATGTCTAATTTAGTAAATCATTTAGGAGAACCAATTGGTAAAACAATTGATGAATCCACATTACCAACAAGAGAACAAATTCTTGCAGACCCAATCACAAAGAAGTTTGTGTTTTTAAATAGTGATGCACATCCAAACCAGACTTGTATTGGGCTTACCTCTGAAACTGATTTTCATGGTGTTGTCTATAAGTATGGAAAGGTTACACTTCCAGAAGAAATAGTAGATGGTGAAGTTGAGAAAAAGGGGTTGCCTTTTAAGTTCGAGTATGATATAATAGAGAATAATGGGATTCCAAGAGAAAATTTTGGAGATGACTTTATGAAACTAATTGGAGATGTGTTATTACACATCATAATTGCACAATCAGAGGATGGAACACTTGAACCAATCAATAGAACGAACAACGCTCAGTAACCTAGTTGCTAATGAAGAATACTGTAGAAAAGTATTACCTTTTATTAAACCAGATTACTTTGATGTAAAAGAAGAAAGAGTTGTCTTTGAGGAGATAACAAACTTTGTCGATAAGTACAAACGTATACCGACAAAGATATCACTAGAGATAGAAGTTGAGTCTAGAAAAGACTTAACACAAGACCAGCATACAAAGATTGTAGAAATCATACAAACACTTGATGCAACAGATGTTGACATGGAATGGTTAGTAGATACTACAGAGAAGTTCTGTAAGGACAAAGCTATATACAATGCAATCGTAGATGGTATATCTATTATTGATGGTAAGGATAAGAATCGTAAACCAGATGCAATACCAAATATTCTGACAGATGCACTTGCTGTATGTTTTGACAATGCAGTTGGTCACGATTACTTTGAGGATAGTGAGAAACGATTTGATTTCTATCATAGAGTAGAAGAACGTATTCCATTTGACTTAGAGTTCTTTAACAAGATAACTAAAGGTGGACTTCCACAAAAGACGTTGAATATATGTCTTGCTGGTACTGGTGTTGGTAAATCGTTGTTTATGTGTCATATGGCTGCATCTTGTTTATCACAAGGTAAAAATGTATTGTATATTACACTTGAGATGGCAGAAGAACGTATTGCAGAACGTATAGATGCGAATCTAATGAACATTTCTATGGAAGACTTACATGACTTACCTAAGAATATGTTTGATGATAAGATTGCAAAGTTAAATGACAAGATGAATGGTAAACTAATCGTTAAAGAATATCCTACTGCAACTGCTCACTCTGCACACTTTCGTGGATTGATTAAAGAACTTGCAATCAAGAAGTCTTTCAAACCAGACATGATATTTGTTGATTATTTAAATATCTGTGCATCTAGTAGATTAAAAGGAGCATCTAATGTTAACTCTTACACATATATTAAGTCGATTGCAGAAGAACTTAGAGGACTCGCCGTTGAGTGTAATGTTCCAATCATGTCTGCAACACAAACGACAAGAAGTGGATACACCTCATCAGACCTCGGCCTTGAGGACACATCTGAATCATTTGGGCTCCCAGCGACGGCTGATTTCATGTTCGCCATCATCTCCAATGAAGAACTCGAAGCGTTAAATCAGATAGTTGTGAAACAGTTGAAGAACAGATATAATGACCCTACAGTTAACAAACGATTTGTAATTGGTATAGATAGGTCTAAAATGCGACTATATGATGTTGAAAATAAGGAACAAGATGATTTAGTGGATAGTAATCAAGAGCCTGTGTTTGATAATACAGAGATAGGTAATAGATTTCTGAAAGATAATCTAAAAATGTTAAAAGAACCAGATTATGAGGATTTTAAAGTATGAGTGAATTAGAACTAGACACCACAATGTTAAGTCCATTTGGGCCAAGGATATTATGTGTTAAATTGCCAGATAATATTATTGAACGTATCAATCACTTGGGAGATACTCAACAAAACAAAAACAATATGGATGGTAGACTTGCTGGTCAGATAAAAGATGAACCAGAACTAACAGATGAAGAAATGGATTCTATTGGTATCAAAAAGATATTCATGGACATAGGACAGCAATATGTACATACGATTTTATCAGATAAACATCACTTTGACTATAACAAAGATGATTTTTACATTAATATGAAATTTGTGTCTGGTTGGATTGTCAATCAAAAAGAGAATGAGTATAATCCAGCACATTATCATAGTAATTGTAGTATATCAGCTGTGTTATATCTAAAAGTACCAGAGTTTAGACCCAGAGGATTTGTAGGAAAGAAAAACATTGATGGATACATTGAGTTTATCAATTCAACTGTTGACCATAGTATGTTATCTGCTGGTAGTTATCTGGTTAAACCACAAGTAGGACAGTTACTTATGTTTCCATCAACATTGTTGCATACAGTATATCCATTTCAAGGGCCCGAAGAAAGACGTTCCCTTGCATTTAATTTAAGTTATGAACTAGTCTAAGGAGAATAATATGACATTTCAAGTAAATAAGCAACACAAGTTGCAAGACCAAATAGAAAATCTATGTTATGAATGGGCAATCGAAGATGTAATGTCGTATTTCAATGTAGAGGAAATAGAAGACCTAACTAAAGAACAAGTTGATGAGATATATGCATATTCCGAGAGTGACGAATGTTACGAGGGAATGGTTGGTGTAAGTCTAAGGTCAATGTGTGATCAATGGGAAGATAGTCAATAATGAGAAAGATAATTAAGTTTTTTCACGATCCAAATATGGTAGCGATTATACCAATAACTCTTGTGTATAGCTATGGACTATATGTTATAGTCGCTGAACTATGGGGGAAATTATAAAATGAAGTGTTGGGTATGTAATGAAGAACTTGTCTGGGGTGGTGACCACGATATAGATGAAGATGTTGAAATTGATAATGAACACACCATGATTACGAATTTATCGTGTCAAAACTGTAATGCTTATGTAGAAGTCTATCATGGGAGTAAATCAAATGAAAACTGATGAAGAAAAGAAAAACGGAATAGTACAAAAAGAAGACCATAACGAATTTGAACTGGCGATGAGATTCTTTGGTAATGAACTCATTGCAATCAAACTGGCTGCAACTAACTTTTCTGGTAAACTTATCGTATATAGTATACTGTTAATGTTTCTTACGTTTATGTTAATGGAAGTGTTTGGTCTTGCAGAAATGTTTGGATATGGAATATCAGACGATTGATAAATTTTTTTATTAAATTCTACTTGATTTGTGGACTTATTTATGTTACAATAAGTTATAATGACGATATGAGAAACAGAATGATGAGAGGTAGACCGAAAGATGATATATCACAAGAATATTAATATGCTTGTACCATACTATCTAATGTATTCATATGCATACTACCAAGAGAACGAGTCACTTATAACAGACTCCGAGTATGACCAGATATGTCAAGACCTCATAACAAATTGGAATAACATCACACATTGGCATAAACCTCTATTAAGTCTAGAGTCATTAAAGGCTGGAACTGGATATGATATCAAGTATCCACCTAGAGTCGTAGGTGCTGCAATTGCACTTATAAAACAAAATCAATTAAAAACGACAGAGATGGATTAGTGAACAATAAAAGAGATACAAGACGAGATGCATGGGATAGAGATTACATGGGTAATCATTATTCTTCAAAACCTAAAGATAAGACAGTCGATATGAATATAACTCCAGTATATGTTTTTGCAATGTTCTTTATCGCTATATTAGTGATGGTCAGTAACACCAATGATTAGACTGTGGAGATATTGGTGTAAGGCTATGGGTAGTAGTGCCTATAATGATGACAGAAAAGATGACCATATACACTTGACAATAAGGACTTTTTGGTTTATACTACACATAGTAACTTGTTTGATGATAATAACTGGTAATGGTAGAGTTATGGGATGGTGGTAATAAATGATATTAAGTAAACAAGATTCTGTATACGCAGCTATGAAAATGATGAACTATTTCAAGAACTTTCATAGAATAGACGATTACTTTCGTGCAAGAAAGATAGAACGAGTAAGAGATATTCCAGTCGGTCTGCCTGGTATGAGTATAGAAGATGATTTGTTTCAAAACTTTGATATGCATCCAGAGGACATGAACTTCTCTGTCGCAGTCATACCAACCAAAGTATTTGACACACTATTAGAAAAGACTGCATC